TAAGAGAGCAAAGAATAGTAGGCGGTCAAAGAGTCAAAGATATACAAATAAACCATTACTTAGAAGATTTAATGCACATAATACAGGAGGATTCAGAGCTATGAGCGACACAATAACAATAATATTATTGGCCTTGTTCATGGCCTATTGTATACACGGCGCGTATTTAATAATTAAAGATAAGGAGAAGAACAATGAATAAACAATTTGAAACAAAAAAACAAACCCATAACATACCAACATCAATCAATGTTATTGATTCGCCATGTAGTATTTACTCGGTTTGTTATGACACTTTTAAAGAATTTTTTGTTAAAGAAGGTTATGACACTTTGGAGAAATGGGAAGAATTTTTAGAAAATAAATATTCTGATATTGATTCTACCTACATAGAAGACATTGCTAACTTTTATAATCTTGAATGGGATTATATAAACGAAGACGGAAGCAATAAAGGTTATGACTATTTTGTCATTTACACAAAGGAGCAAACACAATGAGCAACACAATAGGAATAATAATAGTGTTCTCGTTCATGGCTTTTTGCCTACATGGAGTTTATAAAATAATTAAAGATAAGGAGAGTAATAATGAGAATTGAATTAGATGGGTGGGAAATAAGAGAAGCAATAGAGGGATATATAAAAGCAAAACATGATTTAGATATTGATTTTTCTGAAATGTTTGATTATCCATGTTTTGAATACACAGAAAGAGAAATTGTGCATAAGAAACATAAGAATGGGAAAGTTAAAAAGGATAAAGATGGAATGTGGATAATAGATGAAAGTAAAACAAAATATGTAACAAAGTATGGTGAGGTTACTGATGAGTCTAGTATAAGTTTTTTTATAAACTAAATTTGCAGTAAAGGTAAATTTGCCTTAATGGTAAATTTGCCTTTATCTTCTTTTTAAATGCTTTGCGAATTGTTTGTTAATCTCTCTATGCAAGGTACTCTTTATAACCTTTTCTCCGACTCTAAAGAAATCAATAAACTTTCTATGTTTAATAAATGGAGTAAAGGCAACAAGAAGTTTAAGGCCTTCTCTACCCTTCCTGCCTTGTCTCTCCCATATACCATAAGTTTTAGAGCCTTTACCTTTTGGTACTCCTTGAAAACGTGAGCCTTTTCTTTGTGACTCGGCTGTTTTATCAACCCTAGATAATAAACCACCTTTAGAAGATAGTTTTAATATGTTACCAAATTTGCCTTCTTTGCCTTTTGCATCTTTTGTTGGAGAGGGATATCCCTGTCTTCTTGCAGGCTCACTCTCTCCTGTGTATATGTAATGCAGGTATTTGGCCGCCCAATCCTTGACTCTAACAGTCATAGCTAACTTATTGCTTTTTGGTTTAGCAAATTGAGATATAACAACACTCTTAACTGTTTGCGGTCTAGGTTTATCTAGTTTGTCGTGTAGGTGCGATCTTTCAGCATTAACAACTCTTTCTCCTGTGTAATTCATGGCTCTAGCCATAATTTTATTAAAGTCTTTTTTATTTAAGTCTTTATCTAATTGCTTTCTAATATCTTTTAAGTTGTCTTTTACTGTGATTCGCATATTAAATTTGCCTTTTATAAATTTGCCCAATGACTTTTATTTTCAAACTTTAATCCATTCTCGTTAGCCACCTTTAGAATTGTCGATTTGCTTTTACCTAAAGATACAGAAACCTCGTTTAGCGATTTGCCTTTATCAATTTGCCTTTTGAGATTTGAAATGTCAATTTGCTTTTTATCAGCCATTAAAGATTCTCATAATGTTCTATCAACTTATTAATATACCATTTTGCCTTTTCTAAATCTTGGATATTAGCATTTTTGTCTTTATGCCTGTGAATGTACTTAATAGCTGAACCTTCTAGGTAACTGAGAAACTCTTTGCCTAGTTGTTGTTTTATGTATTCAATACATTCAAATTTACCTTGATTGTAATGGCTCGGTCTATTTACAGGGTCGTGATTTGCCTTTTTAATTTGCCTTACACTATCCCATTCTTGCGGTGTTATATTGTCTATACTCATTTTTTTACTCCTTTTAAATAATAAATTTGCCTTTCGTTGGAAAGACCACTCTAAAAACTTATCTAACATTTCTTCTCACTATTTCATTTTTGCATTTTTGTATGATCTTTTTCTTTGCACTTGATGATTCAATGTAGTCATTGAGTTCTTGAATTGTCATACTTTTTAAATAGTAATGTTCTGTAACAAATTTGCCTGTAACCTTGTCTCTTATTGTTTGACTTTTTTTAAGTTTAATAGGCATAAGTTAATTTTCCTTTTTGTAAATGTTTAATGTCACTGTATCGTACTTTTATTATTTGATCTTTTCTTCCATGTCTTGTGTAAAGCATATTGTAATCGTTTTTACTATTTGCGATTTGCACTATGTTATTACAATATTCTAGCAAGTCTTTAGTTTTAAAGACAAGAAAAGAATTCATATCTATTACATCCATCACAATGTATTTAGATTTGCCTTTTAGCCAACCATCCTTACCATTTACATTTGTAAGTTCCAACCAAATACAATTTGCATATCTATTGCCTTTGACATCTATAGGCACATCATTAACAAACATATCAATATGATCATACATATCCTGTGATAAATTTGCCTGCACTACCTTTCTTCCCAAAGACTCAAGTAAATAAATTAATTTGTTTTCAGTCTGTTTTCCCTTTCTTAGGTCGTTTATTTGTTTTTGCATTTTTAAATATTTTGTCCCAATTTGCATCTATTTTCTTTTTGTCTTCTTTTCGCCTTTTACTACCTTTACCACCATGCCATTTAGTCATAACTTATCCTCTTAAAATTAACCGACTTATCTAACTTAGATAGAATTTGCTTTGCTTTCATAAAATCTTTGGGGATACATCTCAATAACTCTTCAATACTAAATACCATCATATCTTTTTCATCTTTATGTATTTTTAAAAGCACAGGCTTCTCTTCATCTGTATCACAAATTAAAGCAGTCTTCTTATCAAAGTTAAAACACCTAGCACTTGGTTGTATTCTTGTATAACCACTCTCTTCACATTTCTTATTTAGAGCATCAAAAGCTCTAAGCATCATTTCGACCATTTGCATCTTTTTTCTTGGCGAATCATCCTGTAAAGAATCTTTTAACATTTGTTCTCCTCTACAAAACTTAATTTCAAACTTCACCCCGACCATTTTAAAGATTCTTCTCCTACTACCCCATCTTTCATAAGTCTCAAGCTCAAAAGCTCTTAACTCTTTTAATTTGCTTTCTAATGCTTTATCTAAATAAGATTTCATAATTATTCCTGTTTGGCTGATCATTTAATAGGGGTGTTGGGGTGTTCCTAAAGGAACACACCCCACCCCACCCTAATAAATTAATGATTTTCACCCCAAATACCCCACGTTTACCCCAAGTTTTACCCCACATTTTACCCCACTTGATTTATTGCTTTTCATCTTCTTTATCACGAAATTTAGTCATCATTTCACCATAATCCTTATGCTGATATCCAACATTGGGTATGTGCTTTAATAGATTTTTATTTTTTAGTCCCTTTAAGCATTCCGCAATCTGATCAGAAGTAAGATTCTTATTTCCGTATTGAACTCTGCCCTCTAATGTTGCTGGCATATACATGCAATCTTGCGGATTCTCTCTGTTATCTTCTAATGGTAATTTTTCCAAAGCCTCTAGAACTGGTTTCTCTTGTGGTGATGGCTTGACTGGATTTATTGTAATTGGCACTTCACTTTCATCTATCTGAACCAAAACTGCGGACTTTTTATCCTTTTTCTTTCCAAGGTCTGTGATAGTGTCCATTCTAAAGTTTATAGGAGGTATGTTCATGTCTTCCTTGTTTAGAGTCTGACTCATCTTTACATACATAACCTTATCCTCTAATGCCAACATTCCACTCTGAGTATCCTTATCAGTTCTTTCAATATAAAACTCAGAATCTAAAGAAGCAGGTAATACGCTTGACCCTCTACCCCTTCTCATGCCATTAGACTTGTTTCCTGCATGTCCTGTATGGTGAACTAACATTACACATGCACCTGTCTCAAACTTTAATCTATCTATTCTTTGAATAAAAAGGTTCATGT